TTACCGTCACCCATTCCTCTTACAGCGTCAGCTGTAAATACAAATTCGTTATTTGAAAGCATCGCAGGGATGTCGTCAGCCTTTTCTTTTACACCAACTGGGGGAATAAATCCACCACTTTCTCGTAAATCTAATTCTGTTACACCTGCTGGGTTTTCGTTCAATGGTAGACCCATGATGCCTGATGCTTGCATCGCGTTCTCTTCTGGACTACCCATAGCATATTGCATTCTACCACCTTCTGCAGAGTTAGTTCTTACAAATTCTTCTATCTCTTCTGCAGATGCACGTGGATTTAAGTTACCATAATATCTTCTTAAATAACCTTGTAATAAACCTCTATCTCCAGATTTTCTTAACTCTTCAACGTCTTCCTGTGCTTCTTTTGTAAGCATACCACCTATGACTGATGGTGCCACTATAGCAGCTGTTTTACCTAAACCAGTTCCTAAAAACTTACCTAGTGTGCTTGTATCAAAACCCAATCTCCCTGTTCCAACAGGATCTGCAGCTCCTATGAAAGCATTACCTAAAAAATTTTTTAATCCTAAACCTGTTTTAGTTCCCATTAAACCAGCAAAGTTTGTTCCAGGTATACCAAATGTCAATGCAGCTAAACCTGCAGCTTTACCAATAGGTGATTTAACTATCTTCTTAATAGTCTTACCTATAGACTTAACAAAGCTTCCTAATCCGTATAATTGTCTGGGTGTTTGTCCTCTAGAAATTGGCATAATCTCCTATCTTATTTCGTTTTTCCAAATAAATCAAGACTTGGCATGATAACTTTTACGTCCTGAGCCATGTCTTCGTTTTTATAACCTTTAGCTTCCCAATCTTTTCTTTCTTTAAAAAGCTCTCCAGTTTCCTTGTGTCTGTACGTTGTTTCTACTTTTGCTGGTTTTAGTGTTTCCATTACGTTACTACCTGTCTTGGTTTTACCTGTAATATTGAAGCTACTACATGCAACTCGTTAGCCTGAGCAGCTTGTACTTTCAAAACTTCACTTTCTTCCAATACTAAAGGTTGGGTTAATAATTCTACTGTTGTATTTGATCCAACAGCTTTAGCTTTAAACAAACTAAATATGTTTCCTGATGCATCAACCAAAGTCACATCAATCGTAGTTCCTGATCCTGCATCTTCTGATACTAATATAGATTTTACAATAGCAGTTGTTGCTGTGGGCACTGTATATACAGTGGTTAAATCTGTTGTAGTCAAATCTGACTTTGCATTTAAAAAAGTATTTGCCATTAATTTAAAAAGAAGTTTTCTGCTTCTACCTCATCTTTTAAATCTTGTTGAAACGTCGTGTTTAATTTTTCTATTACAGCATCTAAATCTCTAACTTGTGAATCAGCAACTTGTTGAGAGTATTCTTTACTAGGTCTTGTTAATACTTGTACTATTTTTGCCATTATCTACGTCCATCTGGTTGTGTATCTAATCTAAAAGTACCAAGTTTCCAAGATTGTGATGCACCTGTATTTTCTATTTTTAAAGATAGAGCTCTAGCTCTTGCTCTAGTATCTATTTTACTAGTAGAAGAAGTAATTGTAAAGGGTCCAAGTGGTGAACTAGCTTGTGAATCATTAGAATAATTACGTAACTGTAAAGTTACTTGTGTGTTTCCTGTTTGTGATAAAAAGTCTGGTACAAATCTTCTTATTTTCATTATAAATTCACCATCGCCTCTAAACGTTGCAACTCCTGTTGTTTGACCTAATTGAGATCTTTGAGCTGTAATATCAAAATCTCCAGATTCAATATTAGAAGTAATAGCTGTAGTTGCACCACCTTTTATTTGATCAGTTCCTGTTTCATGTTCATAGTATGTTGTACAACCATCTGTATTGCCGACTACATCATAAGAATTATTACTGTCTGCATCATATTCTGTAGCGTGAGGTAAACCAAATATAGCTGAATCTTTCCAAGTTCCTCTTGCTAAAGTGCCTGTAGTCCACACTGGTCTTTGTGGAGTTGAATCAAAGTAATTATAAGTTACACATCTATCAAGAATTGTTGAACCCTCAGAACAATAAAACCAAGTAATTTCACCAAACAAATTATTTAAACCTGCATTAATTAATTGTGATGCTGTAGTATTTAAATTTGTAAAAACAAAATCTTCTACCAAACAAATCATAGATTCTAGATTACCAGAGTATTTAAAAAATCCGTTTTCTGAAAACCAATAAGCAGCACCATCAACTTCAATCGCAGCGTTCTGTCCTATTAATCCACAGTTTGTGCCAACTTGTGCAAAACCAAAAGTAAAAGGTGATCCAACAAAACGCATAGTAAATAAAGATGTATCTGACCATATATAGATAGCATCTCTACCTCTAACTGCTCCTACAATTCTTGATCCGTCTGCTAGTCTTTGTGTACCAGCTGTGTTAGTTGCGGTAGGTGTATATGAATTTATATTTTCTTGATCTGAGAATCTTATAAACATTTCATCTTGAGAAGTCTTGTCACCAATAGTTGTTTCAGTTCCAAAGAATACTAAGTGTCTATCAGGTGTGGATACTATCATGTCTCTTGATGCAGTTGGTGCACCAGATATAATTGTAGCTCGTGTTGATGTAGCGTTTGATGCATCAGCATTCCATTGAAAAACTTCTGCATTATGAATCAATGCAATTACAGTTTTACCAAAAGCATCAATACTCCAAAGACCTGGATCAAGAACTAAGTCACCAGATGCAGCTTCACCCCATGCAACATAGTCTGATGAGTTAGTAACTGTAGCACCGCTAGAGTGTCCAGACCTTGTAGAGTTTCTAACTCCTCTGGTAATTCCTGTTAAATCATTTCCTGAGATACCCGTGTAAGATATTTCTTCATTACCAACTTGAATAAAATTTGTGCCTGAAGATGGAAAGTTTGATGTGCTTGTTAATGTAATAGAAGTTCCTGATCCTCCTGTTCCTGCGGTATCATCTAGTAAAGCACCATTTAAAGTTGTTGTAGTTGCTCCTGTTTCTTCACCGCCCCAAGAACCTAAACCCCAACCAAATCCAGCTAACTGTTCTGCAGGTCCAACAGGATAATAAGATTGAACTCTAATACCTCCTGATGTTGTAGCTCCTGACCCAGTTTCATTTGATGGCATTGTAATTGTAAGTGTAAGTGCTGTAGCCGATGTAACCATAAATTTTTTATCATCAAAATCTGATGCACTAAAATTAGAATTTGTAATTGTCGTAAAGTTATCTAAAAGTACGATATCGTTAGCGTTTAAATTGTGTGGAGTTGAAAAAGTAATTGTAACTTCGGCAGATCCATTAGTAGTTGTAAAAGCGTTAGTTAAAGTTGTAGTTGCTTTTATAGGATGTATGTCGTAAAATACACCACCTGTGTAAGCATATAAAATTCTGTTAGTTCCTATAATAGAGTATTTAATACCTTCTTTATTAACTAGATGAAACAATGCTCTAGCTGCACCGGTTAATTTATTATCACCTAATTGTTTCCAACCACCTATTTTTTCAGGTGTGCCATATCTAAACCTTACATTGTCACCACCAACCCATTGTCCCTCGGCTGTAGTTTCTGTAATTTGTTTATTAAATCCTGGTTGAAAGCCTATTTTTTGTAGCATAGTCTTGACATTATATAATGAGATAGGGTTAAAATCTACTTAAAAGTTGTGACCAAAACTATACGCTCTCCCACTTTTGGAAAATAATGAAAATGAGGTTTGTTTTCAAAACAAATTGCCCTGTATTGTTGTGGTTGAATCTCATATTTCTTGTTATTTCCTAGTATCACTGTTCTAGCATTTTTGTCTTGTGGATCATTTAAATAAATTAAAAGTTGTTTATGAGGAAACGAATGGTCTTGATGAACAGGACATTTTTCAAATCCATTTGGAT